GTCTTATTTCCAATGTAGCATCCGAAGCAAGCTCTACTGTGGTAGAAGCAGCACAGACCACAATATGTAGTCCGTCATCTGCTACTGTTTGCAGTTCAATAGTATTAGTGCTGTCTCCAGAAGTAGCATTAGGTAATGCCTGATTTTCAGACAGAATCTGATCTATCGCGAATCCATATTTTTGATAAATAGCCATTATTTACCTTCCTTCTAATCTAATACACTTGTTTCAGTAGCGACTAAAGCATCCTCAAGATAAATTGGTATGCCACGCCAAGAAGATACATAATCATTGTAATCCGCTGATTCTGCGAACATATTTAATTTACCTTCTTTGAGTTTTGAGATTGCTTTTTCACCTACTGTATTGCAATATATTACTGTATTACCAGTTTCCGCTCTTACCGCATTCAACATATCATTTATATTATCTGCTGTAGGCAAATGTCCATCATCAATCTGGGTAATCGCTGCTACAGATTTTGCACTGGGAATTACCAAGGTAAAATAAGATGAGAATATCCATTTGAAAATATTCATCTGCTTATTTGTTGTAGTATCAGTTACAATCGGAATGGGCTGATTCGGAGTCATATCAATCACATTTAATAATTCAGTATTATTGAAGCGTAAGGAAGCGCCGTCAAATTTTTCCCATCTGACTGCAAAAATTGAAGAACAAGAACCAGATGAGCCACCTTTCTGTGCTACTACTTGTCCTAAATCTTTTGCGTATTGATGAAATCCCTTAAATGCTTTTTCATATCCAAAACCGGGGATATTACCATAAAAGGATGATTGAGTTATTGCATTGGTTAATGCCATTAGAGCGATTGGATAATAATCTTTTAACCAACCTTCTTTTCCGCCAGGATATTGTAGAATTCCCTGATAATCTTCATAGAGATCGAATACCAATTCTTTCAGATCAATCTGTGCTTTATCGGGCCCAATTTTTTGGGGAACAATACCTTCGCCGATTTCTCGGAAAACGGCAAGAGGCAAAGATTTGAAGAATCTATATTCGTGTTTTATGCCGTGTGACGCCTTAGCAGCTACTGCGGTGCGTAGAAATGAAGATATTCGTAACATATCGATTACAATAGGTTCAAATTCAGTTCCTACTTCCCAAGCAGCAGCTAATGCTTGTAAGTTTGCAGTTGTAATTGCCATAATAATTTCCTTTTTTTATTTTATTGGTTTTTTGGATAAGCTGATTATTGCGTCAGCTGTAGTTTGCGGAGTCATACCGTCTTGAGCTTTACTCTGAGGATAATTAGGATAATTCCCTTTCCCCTCATCAGATAGAACTCCCGTTAAGACCATAACGTCATAGAGATCGAGATTGTATTTTGCATCGGCAGCAGATAATTCTTTACCTTCTTCTGCTTTCTTTAGTTTGCCCAATACTGTCTTTACTCGCTCATATCTTTTATCGGTCTCTTTAATGCTTGCTAATTTTTCATTTGCTGCTTTCCAGCTGGAAAGTATTTCCTGATTTTGTTTAGCAAGATACTGATCATATTGTTCTGCTTTGGATTTTAACCGCTCAAATTCTTTTTGTTTTTCAGGGTCATTCATCTTTTCTGTTTTCTCTTTTTCTATTTCTAATTCCTTTTCCAGTTCTCGTATCTTTGTTTTTCGGGAAGCAGATTCCCGATTTGCGCTTGAGAGTGTATCCAATATGTCAGTTGCCTCTCTCGTGGCATCCGCCAAAAGAGCACTTACTTCTGCAGGAGCATCCGCTCCCAATTTGTCCTTAATCTTATCCAAGATTTCCTTGATAGCCATTTGTTTTTACCTCGTATTTATTTTATTCTCCAGATTTTTGAACTTCAATTTCAAGAACGGTAGAATCCACTATTGGGGCATCAAAACAATCTTTGAGTGCAAGAATGCGGATTGTCCCCACTTTTGCTGTCCCTGTAGTTGCTATCCTCATTTCTGTAGCTGATACTTTTGTTATAGTGTTAAAAGCTAAAGTAGTCATTCCAAAATCAATTATCCAGTTACCTGCATTTTCTGAATCGCCTTCAATAAAAGTATTTTTTGTGATCTCAATAGCTATGGTAGGGTCATTACTATTTTTAATAATAGTTGATTCCGTAGTAAGAACCGGTGCAGCTACATTGCTTAATACACCCTGGATGATTATATCTTGGAGAGTTTCATCAGCTTCAACATCAGCCAAGATGTCTGCCTTGAGCTCACTAACAGGATGATATTTTTTCTGATTGCCCGAATTAGCAATTAGAATACTGATTGAATCGGTATTTTTAATGTTCA